CTCAAAGATGTGGCGCGGAGAGTTTGCGGAGATTGATGCAAAGGCAGAAGCAAAACGCATTGGTGGGACTTGCGTTGCTTACGCCCTCTACACCGCACCACCGCAGCGCGAATGGGTAGGGCTGACTGATGAGGAGGTAGAACTCTACTGGGACTGGGAAGATTGGCAGACAGGGGCTGGACGCTCAACCATATTTGAAATGGTTAGGGACATTGAAGCTAAGCTGAAGGAGAAGAACACATGAGCAAACGCGACTTAGCACTGGACAGCCTGACGCGCATATGTGAGATACAGCAGCGCCTAATTAACCAACTGATTGCAATGGAGCAGAACTCTTATGCCCGTGGGTATGAAGATGGAATGGCGGCGCAGGCTGAAGTAGACATTGCATTAAACGAAATGGCGGTCAAAAGTGAAACTATATAACGTACCCAGAAACAGCACAATCGTGCTAAAAAATGGATTGGAGCTAAATTTTCACCATCTTGATGGTATGTACAGTGTGTGTACAGATGGCGAGGGTGAGGTGTACCACATCGTTGCAACTGAAGAAGTGGAAGTTAAGCTAAAGGGGGAGCAATGAGTTTTGAGAATGTCCGCCATGCACCAAAAGCGCCAATTATTCGGGGCTTGCTGCATAACTTCCCCGATGGCTTAACAGTCTCAGAAATCTGTACAAAGACGTTTATTGATTCACGGGTTGTACGCACCTGCCTTAAAAAGATGGCAGATTGCTACATTGATAGGTGGCTTCTCGGAAAGCATCAAAAGCCTCCAGAGGCTGTTTGGTGTGTAGCCGATGTGCCTCAGAATTGTCCTAAACCGAATAACAGAAAGACTAAGGAATGAACATGAAAATCAACGCCACATTCAATGACGAAGAAGAGGCCATTAAAGCTATCCACTCAGGGTATGCTTGGCAGACACTCCATGAGATAAACGAAATACTGCGCCAACATAGAAAACACGACCTACCTTTTGAGCAAGTCGTGTCTAAAATCCAAGCATCTGTTCAAGACGCACTGGCTATGATTTACCCCGATTAGGCTTCTTCGTCTTCTTCCCAATCGTCTTCGGACTCATCGTCCTCTTCGACTTCTTCTTCGTCTTCTTCGATGTCTTCCACGACTTCCCAGCCGTTTGCTTCGTAGTAAGCGGCTGCGTCCTGGATGACCTTGATGACGTTCATATCGTCAGTGTCGATGGTGATAGAACCCGACTCAATTAGCATTTCAAACTGATACATGGTAACTCCTATACGTTGATGATTTGACCTCGAAACTCAACCTGATTTTCGTCCCACTTGTGAACTAGCTCAGGCCACAAAATCCTACCACCTTTGAATGTCAGAACCGCAAATCCAGACCTGTGATTAAGTGGGCTGCCCTCGCCATAATCAAACTGTGGGCCATACGGCTCTGCTAAAGTCCCCGTATCTACGCCATACCGATTGCCGTTGTAATCGGCAAATGGAGTCACTTTTAGGCTGTGTAAATGACCAGTAACAATGCTGACTCCTGCATTTACAGTGTTGTTATGGGCGGCATGAACGCCGTTCTTATAACGGTGCTTTATAACGCAGTCTTTTGTAGGCCAAACAGACCATGCAAACTCCCATGCTGGTAAATGGTCTTCCAACTTAAATCCATGCACTTCTTTGTACTGCGGCGCTTGTGTAGCTAACTTGTTGGCAAAGCGTGTATCGTGATTGCCCCATGTAAACAACAGCTTTACATTGTGCCGTGCTGCTTTAGCTGTTTCCTCAATCTCACCAAGATGCGCTTGAACTGCTTTTAACTCCTCGATAACGCTAGGAGTCTTTGACCATCCAAGCGGGTCATGGCGACTAACTGTAGCCCCGTCAAATGCATCACCGTTGCTGATGACTGCATGAGGCTTTAGTTCTTTGATTGCCCACAGCAAACCCTTGTAGGCAGTTGTGTATTCCCCAGGCCAAAAGTGCGCGTCAGAAAAGACGATTATGGTCTGGTCGAGGATGCCAAGGTCAACCCGATTGAGAGACGTTTTGATTGGCTGGATGTGAGCGTATGCTTTTCCTCGCTCATCAACACTGACAAGCGGCTGATTGAGGTCTTTTTCTATCCTGCGTCTACGGCGGTGAACCAACCGTTCCGAAACTTCTAAATATTCTGCTACCTTGGTAGCGGAGCCATAACGGTTCCAAACATTGATGAACTCTTGACGCGAAACTTTAGCTTGCATATAGACTCCGCAAAGTTGCGCGGAATCTAGCACACATCTATTGCATCAATATGCACATGGTTATACGTTGCGCTCAAAGTGAGGGCAGTCCACCAATGAACGAAAATTTCCTCCCCAACGATGCTTAGGATGTAGGCTTTCCCAATACGCGCCAAGTGGAGCCAGGGTAGCTTTATCCCAGATGATTTTTCCGTTCAGGAAGAAGTTCAAGTCCATTGCACAGCGCTTCAAGTGAATGCTGTTCATCGTCTTGCTGCGACCAGTTTTGACGTGAATGGCTTGTTGTTCGGGAGTACGGGCTAACTCGCCGCCAGTGACCATAAAGCCCTGCTCAGTAGCGTACTGAATCAGCTTGCACATATCCAATAGGAAACCTGCCTGCTCTTTACTAAGACTCATACAAACCTCTTTTCTGAACAACTAAGTCGATGCAAGTGGCATCCACTATTGCACCCATTTTGACGTATTCTTCTTTCTTTTCCATCACAACTGCTATGCACTTTTGCCTGTCAGTGTAGTGGGCATTTTGCTGAAAGAACTCGCAATGCCCGTTCATACAGATGTAGAGGACGGGGATGAAGATGCTCATTTGGGAGCCTCCTCATCTTTTTCGCCGTGGGACAACTTTACGCCAGCCAACAAGCCAATGAAGCCGCCGACAATGGTTTGAAACGCAGGGCTGATTAGCTTGAAAATCTCGGCGTTGTCCACGACTGGGTTAAACAGGCCAGCCATCAACACGCCGACCATTCCAATGACAACAACGCACAGGGTAAAGCTGACCATCAAGGTCACAAGGAAAGTCAACTTGGCTTTCATTTGCTGCTCCGCATTTCTGCCAGCTTCTCTACAGTGCGTCCACCAAAGTACGCACCCATGATTAGCATTCCCCAATTACCCAGCAAGGTCACATAGGACTCATTTGCGTTGTAGCCGTATGCCGACATCATGGCAAACAGAAAGTAGCCGCAGAAGATAGCAATCAGCGACATAGGCCGAATGTTCTTTGACAACCACGAGTCGCTAGACATGTCAGCCTTCCAGCGGTCTGTGATGTTGTTGGCATCGGCTTGTGCAGCCTTTGCTAGCAACTCCAACTCAGCCATCTCCAGCTTGGCTTTCTCAATGCCCAACTCAATCAGGCGCTCTTCATGCTGGTACTGCAACTCTCGCAGTTTTTCAACGTCAGCGGGAGTGGGATTATCAGGAATCTTGACTCCCAATGTGTTCTCTACGACTTCCTTACCTTTTGCCTGGATAGCAGAGGATAGAAGGCCAAGGCCACTTTCAGCAAGCGTACCCAACAATGCGCCAATAATTGGAATCATCAAAAACCCCTATTTGTGATAACGTGAAATGCGACACTCACCAACGGAACAACGATAGCAGATGCACCAGAAATCCAGAGTGTGTTCATGATAATCGCAATCTTCATTTCCTTGTCCTTCTGCTTACGTTTATCCTCTTCCTGCTCTAAAAAATCCCGTTCTTTCTTTAACCTAGTTCGCTCTGCCATCATCTCTTCCCACACTGGCGCATTGCCACTATAGAAGAGAATGTCCTTCAGCTCTTTTTCATGCTCTCTTAACGCCTTAGATGCCAGTGCAATTTGGAGTGCTTGTGAGCTAATCTGTGCATCTGTCTTTCCAACTGAAGCAATCCTGGCCTTGCTGCTTGCTACATGAACCGTATCTGCCGCTTGGTAGAAACTGCTGAATTCTTTATAGAGGCTGTGGATGTCTTTACCAAGGGCAACTGCTTTTTTATACCAGCTACGGCAGCTTGTGCCATAGCGAACGCAACGAAGGGGTCTATCATTTCTTGTTCACCACCACCCATCTGCAAATGCGTCCATCTTTGTCAAGGAACTCATTTGCTCTAAGCATATTGTCCTCATCTTTCCTTGGGATACGACAAACAAGCACTGTTTTAGTCTCTGTCCCAGGCCAAGGGCTTTCGGCAGAGGCTAATAGAGCATTGAATCCGTGAGTTAGTGGCATTATTCGCTAACAGCAGAAGAGATGACTCCTCTTGTGATTTGTGTTTGAGTAGGCGTTGCGGCGCTCACAAAATCCTTAAATGATTTGCGCGATTCTGGACTCATTTTTGCCATCAACGATGCAGTTATGCTGGAGGTATCTTTTTTAGGGACGTATTCCAAGAAATCAGCCAATTTTTGCGGGTCAAGCATCAACTCAGAAACCTTGGCATCAAGTTCTTTCTGGCTTCCTGTTTTCAATGTGTCAAGAACTGACTTCACAAATGTAATTTTGGCGCTTAAAAAACCTGGAACTACTTCACCGCCAGTAAATGCCTCTTCGCCAGCCTGTTTAACTCCTTTGCCAGCTTCAGCGGCTTTTTGACTGCGAGCCAAATCAGCGCGAACTCGCTCAACAGATGCCGTTTGCTCTGGTGTTAAAAAGTCAGACAGTTTGTCGTATCTTTGAACGCCAGTAGTCCGCTTGATAAGTGAGGCAGAATTATCAACAGCAGTAGCAAATCTGCCTGCTTTTTCAGCATCTGTTAAGTTAAGAGTCAATTTGTTTATCAACTCTTGCCCAACTTCCATCTGGTTAATTTTTTTACTGTGACCAGCAAACTTTGTCAAGTAATCAGACCAAATCTGAGTGCCAGATGCGTCATTGATGGCTTTATCAAGAATCTTCTTGACTGACGTTTCCACGTTAGTAGCCTGCGCTCCAAATGGCTCATTTCGCTGCGTCAAGAAAGACTTGATGTCGCTGCCAATTTCTTTTCGAACGTTGTACAAGTCAATGCTATTGATGATTCCATTCTCATCAGCAAGACCTTCTAACTTAGCGCGTAGCCCTTGAAGTGAATTGACAAGCAATGCATTAGACCTTTCTCCAACGCGACTTAGACTATCATCTATCTTGCCAATGATTGGCTGCGTTGTGAGTGGGTAAAAGCCTTCATCTGCAACGCTTTTAAGCTGCAACTGCTTAAATGCAAGCTCCGCTTTACGTTGCGCTACAGCATCACCAAACTCTTGCTTTGCACCAGCAAGGCTTTGAGCAAGTTCCAAATTTTTGTAATAACGCTCAGGAAATCTTAATTGCCCTCTAGCGCTCCATTCGTTTGCGCGAACTAATGCTTGCGCCTCTTCTGTAGCTGCTTTACCCTGTTCTTGAAGATTCCGCTGTGCAGCAGCCTGCCTTGCCGCTACATCTGCCTCTAATTTAGGCATAACTTGACCAGCAACATTGGCTTGCTCAAGAGCAGTTTGGCGCAATGGGGTAGTTTCTGCTGTCCTAGCTGATTTTGCTGCTGCCAAGTCTGCTTCAGTGCCAAATGTCCCGACTAGCTCGCCCTTACGAGCAGCCTGTTGTTGCTGTGCGCGTTGCTCAAATTTGGGCGCAGTGCTAACCTGACCAGCAAGTCGTTGTTGCTCTTTGACAAGACCTACCGCAGCGGGAACCTCTGCCACAGCTTCTGCTGTAGTGGGTCTGCTACCCGTGACAATTTGTCCTGCGTTCCTTAATGCAGCAATGACTTCAGTTTTTGCAGAACCTGTCAAGGACTCAACATACCGACGAATAGCAGCTTCTTTTTGCGAAGCTGTTATAGGCAGGTCAATGATTGTTTTCTTTAGGTAGGACAACGCGCTTCCAACTACTGGAACTGCGCCGCCAATAAGCCCACCAAGACCCATATTAAACAATTTGTCAGTGGCATATGCACCTGAGTCTTCTTGTCCGCTTGGCATCATGCCTGCCTGAACAATGCCACCACCAATGGCTTTTTCAGCAGCAACTACTCTTCCAGCAGGAGAGAAGATTGCGCCAGCCAATTGAGGCACATCAAATCCTTCTCTTCCCATTGCTGCACGACCAGCCTCATACGCCGCTCTTTCCTGTCGGACAAGCCCACTAGCTCCCGCTTTAATGTCTTGCCCAAACAAACCTGTCTTAGCAAGCAGTTCGTTTATACCAAGTACAGGCTCAATGATGGCTCCACGAAACAGGCTGTAAGAAGGAGAGCCTGGGCCAATCATTTGCTCTACGATGCTTGGCATTTTTTTAGCGGGCGCAGGAGCTGGAGCAGCAGCAGCCGCTGGAGCAGCAACTTGACCTCCTTGTTTACTCAGGATGCTTGTAATTTGCTCTGAACTCATGTCATCAGGAAATTCGATGACATCATTGCCGACTTGGATGTACTGAGCCATTATTTGACCTCCTCAAGCCGATTGGTTTGCGGATTCCAACGCTTTGTCGGAACAACTGCTGGAGCAGCCCCAACTGGGGCAAAAGGCTCTGCACCAGCAGATGCTCTACGCTGTTCAATTTTACGAAGCGTCTTTTCTTTTGCTGTTTCAGATGCTTTTACAAAATTACTCAAAGCCTCAAGTGTAGTTTTTGTATCGTTCTTACCATAAGCAGCAACAAGTTCATTGGCAAAGCGCAAAACGTCATTATCTGTCTGAACACCTTTTTCTGCACTTGTTCTCAGGTTAACAGCATTTTGAACAGAGCGCTCTAAATCTGCAAATGCTCTGCTTTCAACAGTTGAATTTCCTGTTGCATTAGCCGCTTTGTATTTTGCATTGTTAAGAATGCCAAGCTCTAATGGGGCTTTGTTTGTTTGAGGGTTTATCCTGAGATTTTTCAAAGCTGGAGTAAGTGAGGTGACTTGAGCATCCAGGCTATCAATAGCCTCCAAGTCTTTGATTTCATCTCTTTGAAGACTTGTTGCCATAGGATTATTTGTGGATTTGTTTTTTGCGTTTGCTATTTGTAACTGCAAAAGCTGTCCCTTCAACTCACGATTGCCTGCGCCAAGTTTTGCCTCGATTTCGGCAAGTTTTATTTTTGACTCAATTTGAGCCTGTGCAATTGCGGCTTTAGTGCTATTGTCAGCAGCAGAAATTGCAGCTTTAGTGCTATTGGCTTCCGCAGCAACTGCTGCACGACCATCAATTTGCGCTTGAGCAATGTCTGCCTTAGTAGAGGCTACTAAAGCAGCAATTGAGTTTTTAGACTCAAGAGTTATTTGTGCAATAACTTTAGCATCTTCTCCACGCTGTATAGCGGCATCAATTTTTGCTTGAGCAGCAATTTTTGCTGCTTCAACTCTACTTTCTGCTTGTTTTGTGGCAGCGTCAACCTGCGCTGCTGCTGCTGTTTTAGCCGCTTCAACTTTAGCTTCTGCTGCTGTTTTAGCTGCCTCACCTTTAGCCTCTGCTGCTTGTTGTGCAGCATCAAGTCTTCCTTGTATATTTTCTCTAGCAACAGTCAAGGTAATTTCTCTTGCAGCAGCTTTGTCTTGAGAGCCTTGGATAATTGAAAGCACCTTATCTGGGCTTCCGTATTGAGCGACAACACGGATAACATCGGCTTCGGTAGCATCTTCTCCAAGCTTACCAAGCGCCACTCGCAGCTTCTCGTCCATATCCTGTGCGTACTGAATTTTTTCAGCTTCAGCCCTAGACTTGGAAGCAGTAGCTAATTTTGCTGATGCTTCACGGGCATATTGAGATAGCGCAAGTGCCTCTTGCTGAAGCCCAGCCTCAGAAAGCATTTTTGCGCCGCGCAACATCGACTCAGGATTAGTCTGGTCAATCTGCTTGGAAATAGCGTTCAGAGTGCTGATACGCTGCAACTGAGGGTCTACTCCACCCATTGCTCCGCCAAGCGCACCAGCGAGGTTGTAGCCCGCTTGCTGAAGGCCTACAGATGCCTGTTGCAGTGGGTCAAGGTTTTGCAACGCAACAGCACGATTAAAAACCTGCTGCTGCTGTTGCTGCTGATACATAGCGGGGTTTACCCCGAATAGACCGCCAACAATATCTTCTGCCATGATTATTTCCTATGTTGGGTTAAGTCGAAAAAGCTCTGCGAATAGCATCTTGCAGTTCTGGGCTATTTGCTGCCTGACTAAACAGATTGCCACTGTAGCTAAAGGCATTGGCAGGCGCTTGTGTAGTTGCACTATTCAGCATTCCTTGTCCAAGCAAACGTCCTGCTTCAGCGGCAGATGCCGTAGTCTTAGCTCCGATTTGTGTACCCAAAGTCATCGGCTGCTGTGCAAGATTCTCAAGACCTGAACTTGTGTCAATGGCAGTCGCAAACGGAGCGTAAGCAGCGGTCACCCCACCATAATATTTGCCCATCAAGTCGCTACCAGTTCCGAGCAGACCCGCGCCAAATCTGGCTTGTTCCATGCCAGCCAGTTGACCTTGTGCAGCCAATGTCAGATTGCTTTGAGCAAGTGCATTGTAGTAAGCAGCAAGTTCAGGGTTTGTAGCCATCAAATTGCCGCCTTGGGCAACAGATAGCCCACCTCGACCCTGCGCCAACAGAGTGGCTTGCAATTGAGCAAGTTGCTGTTGTTGACTAGGGTCAAGCAATGCTTGCTGTTTTGCAATGTAAGCAGCAGCCTGTTGCTCAGGAGTTTCCTGAATGTATCCTTGTCCAAGATTAAACAGACTCTGTGCGCCAGTAGTAAGCGGTGCATACGCAGCAGCAGCTCCTTCAGCACCAGTAAGCCCTTCTGAAGCAAGTGCGCTCAATCGGTCTTGATAGGCTTTTATTTCAGGGCTTGCTGTGTAGCCAGCGCCAATCACGTTGCCTTGTGCATCAGTAGTGAAATTAGATGCACCAAAGCGAGTAGTAACGCCGACAGGACGGAACTTAGCCGCTTCTGCTGCAATACGGGCAGCCTCAACTTGTGCGGCAGCTTGGGTCTGTGCGGCTTCTCTTGCTTTCTCTGCTGTATTGGAAGCGCCAAGTAAGTTCAAGCCACCAGTGACTAGAGAAGGGCCATATGAACTCAAGCCAGAAAGTAAGCCGCTACCAGCCGCGCTTACATACCCTGGGATAGAGCCAGCAGCACTGCTAGCAGGTGCAAATGGTGACCCGCCTAATCCAGCAAGAGTAGAGCCAACACCTGTGGCTTGAGCACCAAGAGCGCCAGTTCCCGCGCCAGGAACGCCTGCCCCGCTGAAAAGAGAACCAGCAGCTCCAGCTCCTGCTCCTGCTGGAATGGTTGGTGTTGCTGCTGCTGCTGCACTACTAAAAAGAGAACCAGCAGCATTTGCGCCTGCTCCAGGTGGAATAGTTGCTGTTTGTGCAGCGCTTGATGTTGCTAATTCAATTCCTGATTGGGTGTCTAAAGGAATTGCTCTAAATCGGTTAGTAAGCTCCCCAGCTCCATAAGAAAGCACTAGTGTCTCAAGACCTTTTTCTAGGTTGCCACCAGTTTGAGATGTTTTGTTTGCAGCAAGGAATGCTGCTGTTACTTCAGGAGGAACTCTATGTGCTGCTGCAATAACTGTAATTGCAGTTTCCAATGCGGGGTTATCTGCAATGGTTCTTCCAAGGTCAGTAACCCCCTGAGAAAGCCCTTTCTCAATAGGTTGCAATGCCTGTGTAGCGGCCTCGCTTACCTTCTCAGTTGCTTGTGATACCCATCCCATGATTAACCCCTTAAATCAAAAGACATTTCGTAAGTCCTATCAAGGCCACCGTCTATCTTTTTAACAGTGCCTTTGACTATTCCTAGATTAGCCAAGTCGTTGATAGCAGGATTGTCATAGTAGGTCACCGCTTTATCAAATTTACCTTTTGCTTTTGCAAGCAAGTTATTCACAGCAGTCACTAAGTCCTGCTTATTTCCTGCATTTATTGCATGGAATTCTACTGTTTTATCCCTCTTTGAGGAGTAGATAACCATTGTATTTTTTGTCAACAGGTACTTCATACCTTGCTTGACGTACTCCAAAAAAGTGTCTTTTACTGACTCAAGACTGTACTCACGCCCACGATGATTCTTGGCATAGTCGCCAGCAATGATTTCAAGTTCTTTTTCACGCGCCACTTCTTAACCTTTACATCGTTCCAGCGCCAACCACATTGCCAATGACAGTGAAGTTGCCACTTGCATCTAGCTTTGCCACACTGGTTCCGCTAGATTTAAAGTACAGAACTCCAGCGGTTTCCACCAATTCAAAGTTTGTTAATGTGCCATTAGCTTTTGTGGCAATGGCAGTCGCAATATTGTTGAACTCAGTGTCAAGCTCTGTGCCTTTTACGACCTTGCTGGCATTACCAGGAGAAAGTGCGTCTTTAGCTGCAAAATTGGTTGCTTTGGTGTAATCGCTCATACAAGTTTTCCTCGTTTCGCTTGAATTTCAATTTTTTGGATGCTAACTGGAGAGCCAGTAATTTCTGTTTCGTAACCTGTCTGCACAGCCTTGCCAGAGCCAGTTCCTTGACCGACAAGAAGCTGTAACTGAATTCCGCTTGAGTAATACGCAATAGGTGAGCCATTTGCCCCATATTCAGCAGTTCCGTACTCCGAAACAGTCGATGTGGGTATTGCTAATACCTGAGAAAAATACTGTCCGCTAAAGTCAAATCCCCACTTAACAATGAATTCTTGGTTTGAGCCACCAATAACAGTTACAACAATTTTTTTAAGAATGGATGTAATGCCAATGTCGCCAAAGTCAGCGTAGTTGGTAAAGTATTGCAGCCTGTAAGTTGATGTGTTATCAAGATAGGTGTCGTACTTACCAATGTATCCATTTTTACCTATGAGCAAATCACCATTGCGTTTAGACAAAAAGCAAGTAGGTTCAATAGAGTCCCATGTGGTTACACGGGCAGCGCCATCTTGCAACTGCGTTTTGGTGTCAAACACATAGACCTGTTTTGTACTAGGAAGGCTCAATAAATAGAAAGCATTGATTTCAGAGTAAACAGCTTTGCAGTTAGCAAGCGTTTCACTAGAAAGCGCAAGCATCAGGTCATTGCGAACATTCTTAGATAGGTCACGCAAAGGAGCAGACTTCTCCTGGATTGTGCGTAGCAACGAACGTACTCCACTGTTTGACAGGAAAACGATGTCGCTACCAGTAGTATGAATAGTGTCACGCCCAAGGCATCCAACACTGGAAATAGAGTCACTCAACTGCATAGTTGCAGGCGTAGTGGCATTGGCATAAACAAGAATTTGACGCTTGCCAAAGATAAACAGGAACCCATTATGTGAAGCTAGGCCAACAATCTGGTCTGCTCCGTTAGGCCAAACACGGCTTACATCCAATGTGCCTGAAGTGCCGCCACTCCACACATGACCAGCAAGCAAGTCAGAGAATGTGATGGTTGTGTTGTCAGTCGTAGTGCTTGCCACCCAAAGGCGACCAAAAGCAGAGATGCCAATGTTTGCCAATGGCACAGTGCCTGTGTAGCCAGTTTTCTCGCTTATCCTGCGAAATGTTGTAGTGCTAACAGCAGGGTCATAAATGAGTGGGTCATAGCCTGTTTGGAAGAAGTAGGCAATGCCGTTAAGAGAGCATACTTGCCAATCATTTGCTGTGATTGTTGGTGCAGTGCCTCCCCCGCCATAGGTCAATTCTGTCACTGCATTGGAGGTTCCAAGTTTGAACAACTTTCCATTGCCCGCGAAAAGAACAGTCAGAGTGCCATCGGATTGCACCAATTCGTGAATAACGCCAATATTGTTAGCGCCAAGTGTTCCACTAGATGGGTTTACCCTTGAGTAACCTTTGCGAGAGCCAATGCGCCCATACTGGTCAATGACTGCATTTATGGCAATAGACGCAAAACCTGAAGCCAAGTCCAACGGGGAGTCTTGAGTGTTTAACCCATAGAACCCAGGCGCTGCTACGCTGTAGGACTGTAGTGCTTGGCTCATGTTGCAATAAATTCGTTAAAGTCAGGAAAGCGAGTGCCTTCCAAAGCAATGTAATCAGATAGCATGGACTTGTATAGCAAGAATGCTTCTGAAGAATTCATGGAGCCATCTTCACCGCGCTCAATCAATGCGCGTGAATATGCGTTCTGCGCCACCAGCACATCAGGAACGAGGCATACGGTGCTATCAGAGGACAATGTAGCCTGTGGCACTGCCAACGAAAAAAGAAGGCTGTAAACGCCATCTGGACGAGGATACAGCGTTACCTTCGCATCGTAGCTTGCATCTACGCCATCAAAAATGTATTGGCTTGGGATGGTTGACGCTGGGACAACTGCATAGTTCTGATAACGATTCATCTGCGTAAAGCTGATGTTTTCCAGTGGAATGTTAGCCGTAGAGTTAATGGCATCCATGACCTGAAACTTCTGCCCTGCGCCAGTCAAGGAATACTTGTACACAGCAGCGGAAGTAGTGACAGTGATGTCTTTACCAAGAATGTTCCAAGGAAATGCGTCTTCCACTTGGCGCTTTGCATCGTTTACAAATTTGCCAATCAAGGTGGAATAGGTTGTAGCATTGACAGTCGCAACTGTCTGTTCACGCAGTCGAGCAAGGACATCATTGACAAGTTCTAGGTAAGTCATATTCTTGTAAGTCCTTCTTGCTCAAATGTAGCTATAAAACTAAATGTGCTTCCCGACTGAGTAGTTATTTTTAACTTGTCACCCTCTTCAAACACAATGTAAGCGTTGCCATCAAACTGCAAATAGGTTTTTGATGTGAAATCGTATTGAGTCAATATATCAAGTGTGCTATTAGAACTTGAGTCAAACCATTGAACAGTAATATGCTTGGTAGAGCCGCCTGTATTGTGTATGTACATTACAGTAAATTTGGCGTAATAGCCCGTAGGACAGGTATAGACTGTGGTATCTACTGCCGCTGTAGGACTAACACCAACTGACAATGCTCTCATTTTTTCGCCTTGTTCCTGCTAGTAATTGCCTTGGCCTTAGCCTTGGCATCTTCCTTGGAGGACGCGCCCCACGCTTTGAGCGAGAGCAGTAGACGAGTTGGCTCTCCATCTTTTTGCTCCGGCCCTGGCATATTGCCCATCCGTGCTAAAAAGGAGGCCCGTCGAGGGTTGTCACCTGACTTTACTGGTGCTTTCAAATTGCCGCCAGTCTCGGCATTATAAGATGCTCTGCCCTTGGCATTCAAGCCGCCTTTTGGATTTTGACCAGCTTTTGTTTGCCAAGTTGGAGATTTCATCTATTTCACCTTTTTTTCCTTCTTTGGTGGCGCGTGGGATAGTGTCTTGCTCTGCGCCGTGTGCTTTTCGCCGGTCATTAAAATGCCGCTTTCTTTGTGAATTGGGCCTTTATAGACCTTTCCATTAGGCAGGTAATGTGTGGCAGATTTGCTCATCGCTTTGCCTTTGAAGGTTTTTTGGCTGTCTTTGCTGCCTGCTTAAAGTCTGCGGCTGTAGGTGCGGCCTTAGACCCAACCTTGTTCATTTTCTCGCCAGAGC